CTCACCGGGCCAACAAATGCCGTCTTGTTGCCGGAGGTATCAACCGCCTTCAGCCAGTAATAGCGCACGCCATCGGCGGCCGTGAGGCTTGTGCGAACGTATCCAGTGGTCGATGTTTCCGCAATCTTTGCCGCGGTGGCAGAGTTGTTGGAGGTGTTCTCGTACACCTCGACCTGCCAGAAATCGTCGCTGGTTGGGTTTGTCCACGCGAGGCTGATCGCGCCGGGGATTGCGGTGGCTGAAAGCCCGGTTGGCAGGTTGTCGAAGTTGGTCTTGCCGACTACCGTGTGCGTGACTACTGGCGTCCAGTTGCTTTCAGAGCCGCTCTCAGAAACTGAACGGGCACGGATCTCGTACGCCTTGCCTACGGTCACACCGGCGATGAATGCGCTGGGCTGCGCCTTGTCCACCTGCATGGATTGCCATGCCGGGTTGCCCTGCTGCCGCCACTGCAGTTCGTAATGCGCCACGCGCTCCGGGTACGTGCCGCGCACAATGTCAAGCTGCGCAAAAATCCGGAAGGTGAGCGTTCCGTCCGGCGCAATCTGCGTGGCAGAATCGTCGGAGCGCACCACGCTGATGTATGCAGGCGGCACGCGCCCTGCGCCCGGCGGGCTCTGCAGGGTGATGTACGAGTTGAAAGCGGGGATGGTGCCCGTGTCGGCCGTGTACACGCCCGGCTGCGCATCCACGAGCGTGAGCGTCACTTGGAAGTTCTCGCCCGGCTCGATCTTACGCACAATCATCGGAGCCATTTCGAGCGTGGACTCACCGAACACGCATAGATCGCCCACATCCGGCGCGGAGGCGATTGCCAGCGGCGTGGTGAGCGTCAGCGTGGTGGCATAGCCCGCGCCGGGGTTGTTGACCGGCACAAGCACGGAAGATCCGTCGATGAGGCGCACGCGCAGCGCGTACGTTTTGGCGGCCTCGAAGTACACATCGTCGTGCAGCGTAACGGTGGTTACGTTGCCGCCGCTCGTGGTGCGCGCCTTGATGCGCGTGGCCATGATGCCGATGCCGATGGCATCGTGCGAAAACATCACAAGGTCGCCAAGCGTGCAGCGAAGCGCTTCGATATCCATGGTGACCACGTGCTGCTCTGGGCGCAGCTTGGCCACGGCCATGTGGTATCTCGCTTCGCGGAACGCCTGTGTGGCGCTCGTGCAGCCCTGCAGTTCGAGCGTTTCGAACCGCGTGGCATTCGCTGCGGTGTAGCCATCGTCGTACACGATGCGCTCATCGGGCTGATACCCGTTGGCAGCGTTGGTGAACAGTACCCGCAGCGCGTGCGGGTACTCGACAAACACTTTCGAGCCTGCGTACCCGCTGGAGTTGCGCGGGGTGATGTGCTGCACCGGCACGCTCTGCTGAATGTCGCGCACCACGGAGTGCTTGCCGTCGCGCATCGTGTACAGAGCGCGGGCGTTCGACGCCACCACCTTCAGCGAATCGATGATCGAGCCGCCTTCCAGCACATGATTGAACGTCCAACGCGGCTCGCTTGCATTCGGCGCTTGTGCGGCGCACGCCGCAGCCCACGATTCGATGGCCGGAAGGTCGATGCGCGAGTCATCGATGTACGTCTCTCCTGCGCGCCTGCGCAAAAGATCCGCGAACGCCCATGCGGGGTTCGAGGTTTTCTGCATCGACCACGTGCCGCCACTGCGTACCGGCAAGTACGATTCTGCATCGCAGTTGATCGTCTGCGGCACGCCGTTGAGCTGGCCGCTGGCCTTGATGCGCAGCGCAATCAGCGCCAAGTTTTTTTGGTTGACCGGGTAATCGGCCTTGATCGTGCGCAGCGCTGTCCACCACGCGAGGTCAACGTGTTTTGAATCCTGCTCTACCGTTGTGCGCCGAATGCGAACGTCGTATTGGCCGGAAGCGGGCAGCACGACGCGGCCACTGCGGCGCACAGCGCTGCTTTCTGCGGCCGTGACGGTGATCTGGCCAGCGGTGCCGAAGCCAGTCTCGAAGTTGTTCTCCCAGACGGCATTTGTCCAGTTGTTCTGCCCGGCGGGCGAATACTGAACCTCGAACGTTACCGTGGTGTTCTGCTTGTTGCCCTTGCTGTCGAACTTGAACAAGCCCTGCGGGAACGACACATCGACGCTGAACTCCACCGCGTTGATGGCGGTGGTGCGCTGGGCCCACTGGTTGGTGGTCGAGGTTACAGCGCCAGAATACGAGTCTGTATTCGGATCGTAGGTGTAGTAGTCGCCCGCGTAGCCGGGAATGCCGCTGTAGTAGTTGGTGCTATTGAAAGGTTCCAGCCGGATCGCAAAGTTATCCTCCGTCACCGTGCGGGTGAACAGGGTGAGCGGCTGATCATTCGCCCAGCCTTCGCGGATCTCGTACTCCACTCCACTGAAGGCGGTGATCGGCGTTTCACCAATGCGGATGTTGGTGATCTCAAGCGGCCCCCAGCCCACCACGAGCGCAATGCGCAGGTATTCGTCATCGCCCTGCACTTCGGAGTAGGGGCGGGCGGCCAGAAGCGGGAACAGGCGGCGCTTGCCAAAGATGCGGGGGATGTTGGCGTACGGCGCAAACTGGTTTGATGAGCCAGTGAGCCGGTACTTTTCGTCCTGCTGGTTGTTGCGCAGGCCCGGAGGCGGCACAAGCGCGTTGAGCGCAAGGTAGCCAATGGTTGCGATACCCGCAGCCACCAAGCCCGTAATGATCGATGTTCCGATGGCGCTTGTGACGCCCAGCGATGAGGCAAGCGATCCGCCAAGGTTCAACCCGGCAGGCCCAGCGACGGAAAACGCCACGGCCGTGATAACGACCATGGCAATGGCGCGGAAAATGTCCTTGCCGGATTTCTGCGGCACCACGCGCAGGTAGATGTTCTGGCCGTCAGTGATGAACGTGGAATCCCAGCTCTCGACCGGGATTTCCTCATCGCCAATCCAGACGCGCAGGTACTGGCGGTACACGGCCGGGAAGCCAGCCTTCTCCACGACCGTGGAAATGCTCTGGCCTTCCAATGCCACCATCAACTTCACATCGGTGGCAAATGGGTGCGGATGCACCACCACCGGGATCTGCGGGTTGATGGCTTCTCGAACCGCTGATTGGATTTCCGTCATGGCGCGCTGTACCTGTAAAACCCGCTGATCCGCCGTTCCCACAGCATCGAATGGTAGTTTTCGACGCATGATCCAGCGGCCTCATGCGTGTGTAGCATCCAGCCGGGCGCTAGAACCAGAGCACAGTGGAACGGGTGCCCGCGCATTCGGATGAGGATGCCGTCGCCTAGCTGCTCGCAGCCCGGTGCCACAGGCGTGAACATGGAGGCGTAACGCACAGCGGCTTCGCCCACGTTGGCCGGGCGCTGGCCCTTGAACCAATCCACTCCTTCATACGGCGGCCACAGGGAGCCAAGCTGCTCCCGCTGAACCATCTCCAGCAGCCCCCAGCAGTCAGCGCCTTGGTGGCTGCGTCCGTGCGTTTGGTAGGGGATGCCGATGTACTGCGCCGCCCATTCCGGCAGCTCTCGATCCATCAGAATAGCCCCGGCAGTCGGCTGGGAGTCATGGTGTACGTGATCGGCTCCGTCCACAGGCTCTCGAAGTGCAGCTCGCCCTCGATCTGCACCGCGTCGAAGTTCACGTTTTTCACCGTGAGCCCGGTGAAACTGATCTCCACCACATCCGGGTCGCTGGCCAGAATCACCTCGATGGTGACCGCCGGGGCAGAGGTGAGCCCGCGAATGGCGGTGATCGCGGTGCGCTCCACGTTGTCGAACCGCAGCAGCGCCTTGGTAACCCCGTCCGGATCTTCGCCCGGCAGGATGATCTCGAAGGGGAAGGCTTGGTACGAGTTGCCCCGGCTGGTTATGTCCTCGTTGTTGTTCACCACCCGAATCGGGGCGGGGAGCGACGAGTGGCTGATCGTAAGCAGCACGAGCCATACCTCGCCGGTCTCCTGCGCGTGCGCGCTGGCGATCGCGGTGCTGGAAAGCGTGCGCACTTAGGTGAGCTCCACGGTGAACGAAACGATGTTTGCTGCGCCGCCGCCTTGCGTGGAGATCTGCGGGGCAGGCAGGCGAAAGCGCATGGTGCTGGGCACGCGGGTGCGCGGGTGAACCCAGATAAACGGCAGGGAGCCGCCCTTGCAGTCGTCCTGCCAGAACGCTTCGAACGTATCGGTTTGGGCGGGCGTGAGCATCATCTGCAGCGAAAACTGCCGTAGCGACTTGGTAAAGCGCCTGCGGATCTTCGCCGGGCCCGTGTCCATCTGCGATTCGATGGTCTGGTCTTGGATCTGCTCCGAAAAGCCGCCTTCCTGCACGTATTGCGGCAGGGTGGCGGGGAATGTTGGGGTAGGCATCGGTTACTTCCTCGATAGAACGCGGGTGCTTCCGTACGAACCCGCCATGTCACGATCCATGTCGCCGCTGCGAATCTGGCGGCGCATTTCGTCGCGAATCATCACGCTCAGAATCCGCTTGCCATTCGCTCCGCGCCGCTCCTGCGTCTGCACGCGCTCAGCGTTGCCGTTCGAACGCATATCGTTGATCACCACGCTCACGCCGGAGTCGCCGCCGCCGTTGGCTGTAACGCCCAAGCGGCCGCTTGCATCGCGGCGCAGCGGCATGATGGCCTCTGGCCCAGCCTCGCCCATGAGCCCAACGCCGTTGGCAAAGGCAAACATGGTGGGCTTGTTCACAACCTTGTTCGTGAACACGCCGCCGGTGGCAAAGTTGTGCATGGGCCCGTCGAAGTAAGCGCCAGCCGCAGCGAATCCACTGGTGTTGATTCCGCTGCCGCCGCCCGATCCAAGCCCGCCCACGGAGCCGCCCGGCAAAAAGCCGGTGAGCCAACGGCCGAACTGCGAAGCGAGCTGCTCTGCAATCATTTCGAACGGCCGTATAGCCAGCTCGTAGATCATCTGCGCGCTGATCTTCTTGATCACGCCGCCAAAACCCTGCAGCAGAATATCGCTGGCCTTGTTCACGCCATGTGTGAATACGGTTTCGAAGCTGCTCTTGAACGTGCTTTCGAACTGCTTCACGCCTTCGTCGAGCTGATCGAAGATGGCGCGCACGGACTGGGTGCGGCGGCGCTCGTTGAGTGACAAGCGCTCCAGCCGCTCTGTTTCGGCCATCACCTGCTTGAAGTGAGCATCTTCTTCGTCGTAGCCCTGCCGTCGAAGGTCGGTTTCCTTGGCCAGCAACGCCAACTGTATTTGGCGCTCTTGCCCGATAAGCCCAACAAGCCGGGTTTCGCGCAGAATCTGCGCTTCGCGCTGCTTGAATTCATCAAGCGCGGCATTCCTTTGGCGCGACTGGTTGGCCTCGAATTCGTTGCGCCGGGCACTGGCAATCGCGTTGGCATCCCTTTCGTTCATGCCCTTGGTGTCGCGGCCAATGTCGAACTCAAGCCCGGCACGCGCCGCGTCGAGCGGGTTCGTGATGCCTGCCATCATCTGCGCACGCTCTGCGGCGATCGACGCTTGGTACAGGCGGTTGGCATTGGCAGAATCTTCGGCGGCCTGCTTCGACTTGCGCAGCATCCGCTCGTATTCTTCCAGCCACCGCAGCACATCGCGCCGGTTGGCAAAGGAACCGAACGAGGCGCGCTCTGCGGCTACCTCGTTTTGTACCTCTGCTTCGATTGCGGCTGCGCGGCCTTGGCCTATAGCCGCGGCCGATCGTTCCGACGCGCCAATCTGGCGCTGAAGCGCTTGAAGCTGGCTGCGGTTGTTGGCCAGTTCGCGGTTGATGATTGCGTCGATGTACTGATCGATCGAGCCGCCAGCGTTGCGCCGTACGTCGCCACGCTGCGCGTTGATAGCCTGCTCTACGAACGACGCCCCTTCGACACCGCCAATCTGCATGGCGCGGGCGCGATCGGAATTGCTCATTTGCAACTTGCCAAGCTCAGTGCGCAGATCGGCCTGCTTGGCCTGCGCAATGATCAGCCGTTGCTCAAGAGTTTGCACCGCGTCATCGATATCCGTGAGATCTACGCGGATGCCGCGGCCACGTGTTGCGTTGCTCCCGATGCGCTCCGCCCGTGTCTTGGCCAGAGCGTCCAGAGATGCCTGCAGATCCTTGACTGTGTTCGCAGCGAGCTTTGCCTCTTCAGCGAACGTTTTCATTTCGGCCGTGCGGGCAATCAACCCGCTGGCCGTCGCCATCGTGGATTTGTCGCCTTGCTTGGCCTCTTCCATCCCAGCAAGCGTTTGCTGGGCACGAAGCTGCGTCACCTCACGCAACAGCCGCTCTTCAGCAGCACGGCCGCGAGAAGCACCTGCTCCAAGGTTCTCGTACTCGTACGGGTTGGTGCGCTGCAGTTCAGCGTTGATCCGCTGCATCTGTGTGAGGCGGGCTTCAGCAGCGGCAAGCTGCTGTGAAAGCGTCCCGTCATCCAGCAGGGATATCGCACCGTCCACGAT